TCGGAGAGAGGGAACAAGTCTAGAAGGCCTGTCTTATATCTTCACGGATACCATCCGCTATCTTTTAAGACATAGCTCTCTTGATTCTGTAGAACCAATCGAACTTTTCTAGACCGCACTAATGCAATCATTAATGTGTAATAGGAAACTAGGTTTTCTTTTCTAGAACCCAAAAACCTTGTGAAATAAGAGTAGGTACGGACCTACCCTCACAAACGTCTTTGGTTATAGTTAAGAACGCCTTAAGGACCGCAGACTCGGCTAAGGACATAGATACCTGAGCTCGAGCTGAAAACACCCCTTTGGAAACGTGATATTTAGAAAGCCCAGACTCCCAAAGGAAGTCTGAGCTGATATCTGGATCCCAGTAGTTCATAAGGAACTCTGTAGATCTATCTATCATTCTATTTAAACACATAACCATAGGGTGGTTCCAGTTCAACACTACAGATAGAGTTTCTTTTAGAAACTCTCTTGTTGCTTGATCAGCACAAGTGCCCTCTATACGTTTCTGAACGAACTTATTTAGTCTAGCATTGACTACATAAGCATCTTTCTGAAATGTGTAGAGATCCTTTTCAACTAGGTACTTCTTAGATTCAGTATATATCAATTCAATGATATCGACCGGTGAGTTCATCACGCTCACATGTTCTAAGAGGTCAAGGCCGAAGTTCTCAGATAAGCTTTTCAGCAAACCTGGGTACCCCGTCTTGCTCTTACCTTTTAAGGTAAGAATCCAGTTGAACACATTATAAAGTTTTATCATAGAGGCAGTTCTATTGTAAATGAACTTGTCTCCATGAATTTCTTTATGAAGTGCCAGGATAAGATCCGGGTGCCGTTCTAAAGGTAACACCCATCCATGTTTTGATTGATTTTGCAGGAAATTAAGGAGCAGTGGATAGCTTTTCCACACACTCATTAATCCCGAAAGAGAGAAACCAGTTACTTCTTGACCCTTGTGGAACCATCTCTTTGCGAATTCAAATGTAGTTGCACTTACATGAGTTTTCTCAATAGAAAATGGCATACACAAGGTAGCAAGAAGTTTCTTGTACTCTCTTGCAACGTTATCATTAGCTATCACAAGATCATCACCCAAGAGTGCGTAACTAGTGAAAGGAGCGGTTGAAGAACCGCTTGCCCTTGCACGTAGTGCTGCGACTTGGACCATGATATGATGTGTTAGCGCCATTACAGGCCAGGATGAGTAAGCTCCCATAGGTTGGCCCGCCCCGTACTCCACTGACACGTTTTCACGTGAAGTGAAAGGGAGATCAACAAGAACTCTCTTCCATGCTTTCGATTTCTCTTGACTGCCATAGACATGCTCAACCAGTCGTTGTTGCAACGCGATTGGCATTCTGTCAGTGGCAGCAGATAGATCGATACTATGGAAAGAGTTGTTTCTTAGGTCTAACTGTGGCAGGAGACTAGTGAATCGGTCTTGATCAAAGGTACAATCCATTGGGATCCGGCGCAATACACTATTAATGTGTAGATGCAAGGGTCTCAATGAAGATTGTGTCCAATAATCACAGATACCGATTACCCTAGTTTTCCCTTCCTTATCAGCAAAGAAACTCAATTTTCTCAGTGACTTACTCTTCAAAGGGAATAAATGAGCTCACCATTCAGCCACGGAATGATACAGCGAACTAGTGTTCGCTGTGAACTGCAGGATATCAAGACCCTCTATATTCTCCTTTATCATGACGCCCAGCTTGTTACCACCTAATAAAACTATATCGTTTATTAGTTGATGCGGTAACAAGGTAAGCTCAGATAAAGAAGTCAAGATGGCTTGACCCTGCGGTCCTCGTTTCGTGGACATGTGTGGAAAAGCTCATTCCCCTACACTACCCTTAGGTACCCTTAACTTACGGAGAGCGAGTGAGAACTCGCGCTCTGTAATATCATCTGAACCAGCCCAAGGTTCGGTGATTGTTGAGGTATCTAGTGATGGTTTTAATGAAATAGCTCTTGTTAACGAAAGCAATGTTAACAAAATCTTAATTACATTAGGATCACCAATGTGAGGCTGGAAGTGGGATAACCATTTTGGAAATCCCCCGACCAACTTCACATGAGTAGTATCTTTTAGAGGCTCACCGGAGATATATCGCATTACAGCATTTCTTGATGTTTTAACATAAGAAACGGTAAAGTCGATTCCTCGGTGCTCTATTAGATTAAGGAGTTCGTCACGAAATTGAGTGACTACTGAAGATAACCCTATTGGCACATCACTGATATACATTGATAAGATTATTTGTGCTAAAGCGCACAGACGTCTTACCAGCGACTTGTATCGCTGCGTATATTTTGTGTTTGTAGCTTTTTATGGTTATTTAAAAAGGTACCATAGTTACCCAATCTCCTCGCCAGTGGGTGTGGGGGGCTAGCCCTCCCATGGCTGAGGCAGCGATGTCTCAGAGGCAAACTGTCTAACTATGACACGGGCCGTTGATCAAAGTCAACGAAACGTCCATAGTATGTTCAGATTGTCGACGCTTACTATTTGTATTAGAAAGTAAAGGCTTTCAATATGAAAATACCAGAGGAACGAGTTTAACACAGTTAAAAACTGTG